ATGTGCTGAAATATGAGCTCAACCCAAACTTCACCCGCGAAACAATCACCCTGCTGGCGGGCGCCACCTATCCCGTTGGCGCCGTGCTCGGCCGGATTACCGCCAGCGGCAAATACAAGCTTGCGACTTCTGGTGGTACGGATGGCGCGCAAACAGCGGCAGCCGTCCTGCTCTACGAAGTAGACGCAACGACAGCGGATGCCACAGCCATCATTCTTGCCCGCGGCCCGTCCATCGTCTCAAAAGCAGCGCTCGTTTTTGACGCGAGCATAGATGATGCAGCGAAGATTGCGACAAAGCATGGCCAGCTGACAGCGCTGGGCATCATCCCACGCGATACCGCCTGATCCGACAGATCGACCCTCTCACCATCGCGCTTGCAAGCCTCACCCCTCATTCTCCGGAGTTTCCCCATGACCATCACCCGCAACCCGTTTGACGCGGGCGGCTATTCGCTCGCCGAGATGACGCAGGCCATCAATATCCTGCCCAACCTCTACACCCGCCTTGGCCAGCTTGGCCTGTTTCGTTTCCAGGGCGTCACACAGCGCTCTATTGTCATCGAGCAGCGTGAGGGCGTACTCAGTCTTCTACCATCGGTTCCGCTGGGTGCGCCGGCAACGTTGGGCACACGCGAGTTGCGGTCCATGCGCAGCTTTAGCCTGCCATGGATCCCGCATGATGACATCATCCTTCCTGGAGATATCCAGGGTGTACCTGCGCTTGGCATGTCAGACATGGCTGACCCATTAACCGAGGTGATGACCGAAAAGCTCACAGTGATGCGGCGCAAACACGCACAGACACGCGAATACATGGAGATGAATGCGCTGCGCGGTATCGTCAAGGACGGCGCGGGCAGCACGCTTTATGATTATTTTGCAGAGTTTGGCCTTGAACAAATCTCTGTCGATTTTGCCTTTGGGACAGCGGGCAGCAACATCCAGGCCAAGATCCGAACGGTGCTGCGCGCAATCGAAGACAACCTCATGGGCGAGACGATGAGTACCGCCCATGCACTGGTCAGTTCAGAGTTCTTTGACAAGCTGATCAGCCATCCCAAAACTGAAGACGCCTACAAATTCTTTTCTGCCTCGGGGGGGCAACCGCTGAGAGACGACATGCGGCGGGCCTTTCCCTTTGGCGGCCTTTTGTTCGAGGAGTATAACGGCCGTGCGCCGCTGTCGAACGGCACAACAGAGCGTTTTATTGGTGTGGGCGAGGGAATTGCCTTTCCGCTGGGCACTTTCGATACGTTTACGACCTATGGCGGCCCCGCCAATCTGCTGGAGGCCGCAAATACGGTCGGCTTGCCGCTCTATGCCCGCCAGCAAGTTGATGCCAAGGGGCGTTGGATCGATTTGATGACAGAGGCATCCATCCTGCCGGTCAATAAGCGGCCGCGGTTGGCGATCCGTTTGCACTCTAGCAACTGAGGCTGTTCAGGCATGACGGCCTTCGTTGCAGCACTTGATCTGCTCTTTGCCGATCCGAACCTTTCCACCCCAGCCCTTTACCAGCAGGCAGGCATCGGTGTGGAAGAGGCGATCCGCGTGATGCGGCGCAGTCCTGACCGCGTGGTCGAGTTTGGCGCGGCGCGCCTGGTCAGTGACAGTGTGGTTCTGGACGTCCAGGTGAGCGATTGTCCGGAACTGGCCGCAGGGGATCGCTTCGAGATCGCAGGTGAGGTCTTTGTGGTGCAAGGCACGCCGCAGCGCGACCGCGAGCGGCTGGTCTGGACGGCAGAGCTGCTGCCCTGGTGGCCTGACCCGCATGCTGATGTCACGGGCTAAAGAAGGGGCGCGCGCATGATCTGCACCTGACCCGTCAAACATCTTTGACCTCTATCGTCGCGTTTGTGTCGCTTCATTTGAAGGCTTGATCAGGGCAGTAGATCATTTGCGAGGCTCTTTTGCGTGTTTGAAATACTTTTGAACCGCGCGAGGCGAACGGGATAGATTGACGCAGTCCGCTTGCACCTTGTTTCATTGCACCCTGTGTTAGAGGTGAATCCTGATGCGCCAAAAGCTACGAGAAATCCGCTGTGTTTGCGCAAAGGGCCAAGAGGTGCTTGTCATCGAATGGGGCTTTGGCGCCTCTGCGGCGGATCAGAAATCCAGCCGGGAGTTTCGCTTGGAAGACGGATCACCTGTGAATTACATCGGCAGTGCCTATGAACACTTTTACACAGGGCAAGTCTTTACGCCGGTCTGAACATCAGCACCAAGCCAACCGATGTGATTGGACAAACCATGAAACTGAATATCGCTGTTGTGCCCAACTTGACGGGCTTGATGGCTGCTGAAATCACCGCAGGTGAAAAGGCCGTCACAAAGGCCGTGGGTGACGCGGGCACCAGCCTCAAGACGGCCTGGCGTGCGCAAATCACGGGGGCCGGCCTCGGCCAACGGCTTGCACGCACCATCCGCTCGGAGCTGTATCCCAAGGGCCAGCCCAGCCTGAATGCCGCTGCATTGGTTTGGTCGCAAGCGCCAGTAGTTGTCGGCGCCCATGATACAGGACCGCTCATTCGCTCTCAGAACGGCTTTTGGCTCGCAATCCCGACAGCGGCCGCGGGCAAATCCGCGCGCGGTGGGCGCATCACGCCCGGCGAATGGGAACGCCGGCGTGGGTTGCGGCTGCGGTTTGTCTATCGCCGCAACGGGCCGAGCTTGCTGGTGGCGGAAGGACGGCTGAATACCCGCGGGGTCGGCGTGGCCTCGCGGTCCAAGACCGGGCGCGGGCTGACCACCGTGCCTATCTTCCTGCTGATGCGGCAGGTCAAGCTGCGCAAGCGGCTCGATCTTGCCCGCGATGCCAAGGTGGCGCAGGGGCGCATCCCAGGTGCGATTGTGGCAAATTGGGTGGCGCGATTTACTTCGTAACTTGTGATTTTGCGTCGATTAACAGCTCTAGATCGCCAAGCGTTTTGGTGCTCTCGATGTCGTCATCAAAAATCTCGATGTCGAACTCTTTTTCGATGGCCATGGAGATTTCGACGATATCCAGACTGTCAGCGCCGAGGTCGGCGACGAAGGATGCCTCAGACACAAGGTCTGCTTCATCCATGTTAAACTTTGCGGCAATGACTTTTCTGACGCGCTTTGCTGTGTCGCTCATGTCTCTTTATCCTTTTTGATCACACAAAGGCGCGGCTACACCGTCCTGTTACCTGTTACACGCAAAGCTTTGCCGGTGGATGACGAAATACGCCTGACTTCTTCGCCATGAATACCATGCTGTTTCCAAAAAATGACCATAAAATATCACATGGGCTGATCGCCAACGTCTGTTGCGTTCAGCGCCCTGCGCCTGAAGTTGACCACATCGATTGATTAACAGGTAAAATAAGGCAATCGTTCGACAAGCGGTAATTCGTCCGGCGATTGATGCAGAACAGCAAGCAAGCCAGCGGGGTCTTTGTTTTGCCAAAATTCACTCTGGAGTTGTCAACAGAGGCGATCAGGCTGCTGTTCGACTTACATGGGCAACCTTGCGTGATCGGTGACGTGACACCGTCAAGCCGACACTTGGACCATCAAATGGCCGCCTTGCTCGGTCTGGCAGCCAGACTATCAAAGCCACCAATTGTGACGACAATTGTGGTTCCGCGTGAGCATGTTCTTTACAAGACACTGCACGTCGATCTTACGGTGGAGTTCTCAGAACATCAGGTCGTCGATTACATCTGTGGCGTGACGGAACTGACCAAAGATGCGATTTGCGTCGATTGGGTGGTCGTTGGCTCCGCAGTCCAAATTGCTGCCGTCGAGAAGCTGACACTCGCGGAAGCCGGTGATTTTGCAAAGCGGCATGGTTTTGTTACGGATGTTTTTACAAGCCATGTTCCAACAAGTCAGTTTCCGAGAAAGCCAATGTTCCATGATTCAAATACGCTAAAGCTTCCAAGTTTCATGCAGCGTCAAGAACATCCTCGGCAATATCAAAACGGCCAATGACGCCAACATATGCAGCCTTCGTTTTTCTAGATTGGTCCTGCTTTACTCCAACATAAAACACTGGAATAATAATAATGCCCTCCCCCCGCGAAACCATCCTGACCGCCTTGGCGGACCTGTTGCGTACGGTCCCGCATGTGCCGGTGCTGCGCGGCGAGGTGCTGCCCGAGCGCATCCCACCTGGCGGTCTGATGATCCTGCGCGATGGCAACCCGGGTGAGCCCGGCGTGACGCTGTCGCCGCTGATGTATCATTACCAGCACCGCGCGGAGCTTGAGGTGATCGTGCAAACGGGCGATGAGCGTGATGCGCGGTTTGACAGGCTGATTGGGCGCATTGGCGCAGCCGTCTCTGCTGACCGCACCCTGCGCGGGTTGTGCGACTGGGTTGAGGCAGAGGCGCCAGAGCCCGTCGATCTGCCCGTCGAGGGAAGTGCCACCATCAAAGCGGCGATCATCCCGATCATAATGCATTACGCGGCGGGTGATCCGCTCGTTTGATCCGGTGTTTGGTTGGATCGAGAGGTGACATGGCCCTCAATCATTGCTCCGGCCTCAATAACAAGTTTTTGTGTGACAATATCGGCCGTCACTTGTGCGGAGGTCTTGAGTGTCACTGAGATGGCCGAGATTGTGCCTTCAAGATGACCCTCAATTGTCACATTGCGGGCGCGGACATTGCCCTTGATTTTGCCAGTCCAGGCAAGAACCAATGTGTCAACGGTTAGATCGCCTTCAAAAGAGCCAGCTAAGTCAAGAATGCCCTCACTGGTTAGTGTACCATTTACGGTGATGTCCTCATGCAGCACGGATCGTCGGGCATTACCGGCAGCTGCCTCGGCACCCTTTAGCGAAACGGGTGTCTTATCTGGGGAGTTTTGTAGATTGGCAAACATAGATCTGACAGCCTTCTAACCGACATTCCCCAAGTGGCCTGCGGTCTGACGTCAAGATCGCCTGATTTTGCCCTTTGAACAAGCGTTTTTCCTCCTGAGCGGTGTCTGTGGTCGCGCAAACGCTTTGATCTGGCCGGATCG